AGACTAGCAACTTACAGATTTATGCAATATTTAGAATATAACAATATTTTTAAATTTTATCCTGACGAAAATAGTGGAACATTCTTATTTGTGAAAAATGATAAAAATTTTATTTCCGTATTTGAAGAACCAAAAATAAAAGATTTTGTTTTATCTGATTTGCGTAAACGTGGACATATTGACGCTTTTGAATTAATGGCAAATACTACTTCTTACTTTCTTAGTAATTACCTTTCAATGGTTAGTTCAATAGATGTAAAGTTTAATAGAGATACAGCAGATGAATCTTATATTTATTACCAAAATGCAGCAGTTAAAACAACAAAAGATAAAATTGAAATATTACATTATAATGAAATAAACGACCTTATTTGGGCAAATCAAGTAATAAAAAGAGATATTGTTTTATCACCTGAAAGTAAAGGAGTATTTAAAACATTTATTTGGAAAGTTTCAGGAGAAAATCCAGATAGATACTTTACGTTAAAATCTGTTATTGGCTATTTAATGCACAGCTATCAAAATGAGGCAAAGCCAAAAGCAATAATTTTTAATGATGAAATGATTAGCGAAGATATCCCAAATGGAGGATCTGGAAAGGGGTTAATTCACAGGGCAATAGGACATATAAAAAATGTAGTTATTGAGGATGGTAAAAAGTTTGATTCCAAAAGTCAATTTGCATATCAAAAAGTTAATAAAGACACACAAATATTTTTAATGGATGACGTTCCAAAACATTTTAATTTTGAAAGTCTTTTTTCAATAATTACGGAGGGAATGACAGTAGAAAAAAAAGGACAAGACGCATATCAAATACCATTTAAAGAAAGTCCGAAAATTTCAATAACTACAAATTACACAATTAACGGTTCTGGAGCTTCGCACGAAAGGAGAGTTTTTGAAGTTGAAATTGCAAATTACTTTAATGAAAACTTGACTCCAGAAATGGAATTTGGACACTTATTTTTTACTGAATGGGATAGTGAGGAATGGGCAAAGTTTGACAATTTTATGATTAGATGCGTTCAGTTCTTTTTAAAAAATGGATTAGTTCAAAGCGATAAAGTGAACTTAAAATATAGAAAATTTAAAAATGAAATGGGTACAGAATTTATTGAATTTATGGAGTTACAAAGCTTTCAAGGACAGCCGATAAATAGAAAGGAATTAAGGGATAATTTTAATAGACAATATCCAACGGTTGCAAAGTTTAACACACCACAAAAATTTAATAAAAAAGTAAAAGATTATTGCGAATTTAACAACATACCATTTGAGGAAAGTAAATACAATGGTGTTGTTATGTTTTATATCGGAGAATCTGTTGCCGATTCACAAATGCCATTTTAATTAATAAAAACCATAAAAATATGATACTAATTGCACACAGAGAATCAAGCTCTAGACTTGAAAGACTTTTAAAAGTTTATGATTTAATATTAAAATATGAATTTGAAGGAAAAATATATTCTTTTGAAGATTATAAAGGACTTTTAAAGGTTGTTTGGATTGAACGTCCAATAAAATTAGAAATGTTATTAATTAAAACTTCTTGGGAAGAATTAAACGAAACAGAAATTGAGCATTATTTTAATAAAAAATTGATATGCTAAAACTTCGTGACTATCAAATAGAAAACTCAATAAAAGCGAATGAAATACTCAATAAATTAAAATTTGTTTATTTGTGTTTTGAAGTTCGTACAGGCAAGACATTAACAGCCTTGCAGACTTGTAACCTTTACGGTGCTAAAAAGGTTTTATTCCTTACCAAAAAGAAAGCTATTGAAAGCGTTTTAAAGGATTATAATACTTTTGGTTTTGCGTTTGATTTGACTGTTATAAATTACGAATCATTGCATAAAGAAACTGGAAATTTTGATTTACTAATATTAGATGAAAATCATTGTAATTCAGCATTTCCAAAACCTTCACAAAGAACAAAGGACATAAAAAAACGATTCTCTAAATTACCTATGATTATGCTGTCAGGAACACCAGCAACCGAAAGTTTATCTCAATGGTATCATTCGTTTTGGATGTCTGACAATTCCCCATTCAAAGAATGGAAAACATTTTATAAGTGGGCAAATGTTTTTGTCGATGTTGAATTACGTCATTTAGGTTTTGGAGTTGTAAAAGATTATACTAAAGGAAAAGAGGCTTTAATAAATCAGTACATTGATCCATACGTTTTAAAATTTACACAGTCGGAAGCTGGGTTTTCTTCAAAGGTTAATATTAAAGTTTTAGACGGTCCACAAATGAATGAAAGCCTAATTAAAAGACTTAAAAAGGATTTATTTATAGAGGGAAAAACTGAATCAATTATTGCAGATACTTCATTAAAATTAATGCAGAAAATACACCAATTAGAAAATGGAACGGTGAAATTTGAAAGTGGAAATATTAAGGTGCTGGACCATTCAAAAGCTAAGTTTATAAAAGAAAAGTTCAAAGGAAAGAAAATAGCTATCTTTTATTATTACGTTGCAGAATTAGAGTTATTAAAATCCGTTTTTGATAACCATACAACCGATTTAAACGAGTTTAACACTACTGATAAGGTTTACATAGGGCAACAATATTCAAACGCTTTAGGGGTTAATTTAAGCAAAGCAGATTGTTTAGTTTTTTACAATTTTTCATTTAGTGGTACAAACTTTATTCAGTCAATTGATAGGCTTTCAACTGTTGATCGTTTAGAAAATACGGTTTATTTTGTATTTCCTAAAGGCAGTTTAACCGAAAAGATATTTAAAGTGGTCCAGCAAAAGAAAAATTTTACCGAAAAAATATTTAAAAAAGATTATGGCTTCAAAATTCCAAAACAAAACAATCAAACTTTTAAGCTCTAAAGGCTGGAAAGTGCTTAAGGTTATTCGGTTAAGCGAAAACGGATATTGCGATTTATTAGCCTTAAAGGATGGTCAGGCAATATGGGTTGAATGTAAAGAGGCAAACGATACATTAAAGCCGTTGCAAAAGTTAAGGATAAAGGAACTGCAAAAGCTAGGTTTTAAAGCCTTTGTTGAGCAAGATGGAAAGCCGAGCGAATTAACGCATTATTTAGAATCAATCTAAATTTATACTTTAGTATATTTGAATAAACCAAACAAACAACGATTATGAAAAGCCAAATTTATCAAGCATTTACACCGCAGCTTGAAATTTACTTCACACATAAGGGGGTTAAATTCCTCTTTACTGGTGCTGATTGCGATGAGCGGGGTAATACGTTCCATACAATCCAAAATTCTGAAACAGGAAAAAAGAGCGTGGTGGCTCATTCCGTTTTAGCTGATGTAGTGGATTTTGAGAGGAAACCGATATTGTTGAAATAACACCCGTATAAACGCAGTTTTAATTGCGTTTTATACAACGTTATTAATTTATAATTTAAACTAAATAAGATGAAATTACAAGAAGCAAAAGAGATTTTAAAAATTTATAGCAGATGGCGTAGAGGTGAAGATATAGAACCTATGTTAAAACCAAGTGATATTGGTAAAGCCCTAGACGTAGCCATTCAATGCCTAGATGATTCTATTATAGTTAAGGAGGCTAATAAGTGGATAGATTGTAACGAGAGGTTGCCTGATGAAGATGGAAATTATTTAGTTTTTGATTGTGAAATATATATTGCTTATTTTTCACTTATTCCAAAAGATGAATGTGGACGTACTCCAGAAGAAAATGCAAAAGCAAAAAGTTCTTGGTGTCTTAAAGATAATACTCAATACTCCCATTGGCTTGAAAAATATACAGGACACGGTAATAATCACACTTTATTAAATCCTTCGCATTGGCAACCACTTCCATCAACTAAAAGTATTAACGAAAAATAAACAATATGAAAACAACAGCAGATAATATAACCCTTTTTTTTATTTCCGAATTATTTTGTACTTTTGGACAGTATGGATGATTTGATTGATAAAAAATTAAAGCTGCTTTTATCCCTTCAAGATCTTAGATTGATTGCTGAAAATCACATAAAAAGGCTAAAGGATAAAAAAGTAGATGAGTTTGAAATAGAACAGCAAAAGGTGTATTATCAAATCAAGCATTTTTACCTTGCAGATAATGCGATGAATAAAATTGAAAGAAACGAACCTTATTTATTAAACTAATGGCAGCCCCTAAAGGAAATACTAATGCGGAAAAGTGGAATGTTGAAAACGCTAAAGAGCTTTTTATTAAGTGCTTAAATACATCAGCAGATAAGTCTTTAGACTGTAATGATTTTATTGGAGAAGTAGCACAAGAAAATAAAACAACTCTTTCAACTTTAGACTACCTTAAAACTACATTTCCTGAACTTGAAACAATTTATGCTGAAATAAAAAACAACTGTGAATCAAATTGTTTCAGAAACGGTAAAAAAGGGAATATCAACGCTGGTATGGCTATTATGAATTTAAAGAGCAATCACGGCTGGACAGATAGAGTTTCACAAGACGTAAAAGCAAATGTTTCCTTCCCGATTTTAGCAGTTGACCCTTTAGCCGATTATGAAAGCAACAACGAGCCTTCGTAAAATAGCATCATTAAAAAAGCGTATAAAAGTAATACAAGGAGGACAAGGTGCTGGTAAGACATTCGCTATTTTATTAATACTCATTAATCACGCTAATTCTAATCCTAATAAAGAAATATTTGTAGTAAGTGCCGAGCTTACTAAAATGAGAATAACCGTAATAAAGGACTTTGTTAATATAATGAAGTTGTTAAATATCTATTCAGACGAAAGGATGTTAGGCGGTACTATTTACCGATTCCCAAATGGATCATTTATTAAGTTTTTAGGACTAGACAAAGCCGACTTAGGTAAAGGTTTACGTTCAGATGTTGTGTTTTTAAATGAGGCCAACAAAGTAGATTTTGAAACTTATAGAGAGCTAACAAGTAGAGCCGAGCAGGTAATACTAGACTTTAACCCTAATGCTCGTTTTTGGGTCCACGATGAAGTTATAACACGCCAAGACGCTGACTTTATCAAAGTAACCTACAAGGATAATGAGTTTTTAAGTCCTACCGAAGTGGGTGAAATAGAGCTATACAAGGAGAAAGGCTACGACACAAACGGAAATATTATAAATGAATATTGGGCCAACAAATGGCGGGTTTACGGCTTAGGCTTGGAGGGTAAAGTGGACGGTGTTATATTCCAAAATTGGAGTGAGGGCGAATTTGACGAAACGCTGCCAGTTATTTACGGAATTGACTGGGGCTTTAAAGACCCGTTTGTTTTGATTAAAGTAGCCTTCGACCGTAAGGCTATGAAAATTTACATTGATGAACAAATTTATAAAAGTGGGTTAAGTCCTAATGATTGTCTAAAATTAATTGAGGCTAAAATTCCTAATAAAAACAGTTTGATTATTGCAGATAGTGCCGACCCGACGCAAATAATCGGCATAAAACAGGCAGGATTTAACATTATAGGACTTGGAAAAGAGCCAATAATTAACGGTATTCGCTCCCTGCAAAATTGGGAAATTGTAATAACAAAAACATCAAAGAATGTAATTAACGAATTTTTTAATTATATTTGGCTTGACAAATCGGGGGAAGTGCCAATAGATGCTTTTAATCACTCTATTGACCCTTTGAGGTATGTTGAATTGTATTACAGATATAAACACAGCTAAATGGATGTATTTAAGCTTAATAGTAATAATATAACCAACTCTTTATGGGGGATTGGTACAGATTTTAAGTATAAAAAAGTAACTAATGATGAAATAGTTAAGAAAGGCTATTTATCTAATGAGCTCGTTTATTCCGTAACTTCATCACTTGCCAAATCCTGCGCAACTTTGCCAATTACTTTGATGAATGGGGACAATCCCGCAAATGATACAGACCCGATTTATAAGTTTTTTTACGACGATTGGAATAAAAAAATGGGTAAAATTGAGAGCTTAGAGGCTTTGTATCTTAATTTATTCCTTCACGGTAAAGCGTATATTTGGGAAACGTCTGAGTTTGCGTCTTTAATACCTACTGAACAATGGGTGTTGCCTAGCCAACAAGTAACAACGAGAGATAATAATAACAGCTATTTTGATGAAACGCCTTATTATTACTTTATGGATAATGGTGTTACTGTTAAAATCCCTAAAGATGAAATGATAGTTTTTAAGTATTACAATCCTGACATACTTTCCACAGAAGAAGGGTTAAGCCCTTTGCAATCGGTTTGGAATACTGTTGAGGCTTCAAATAATAGGGCTATTGCTGAGGGTGCTATGCTTAAAAATAGGGGTATAAGTGGTTTTATTAGTCCTAAAGCTACTAGCGGAAATGCTGGAGCTATTGGGTTTAGTAATGGGGTTATTGAATTAGTAAGGAAAGCTTTTAGCGGTCTTACTGGAGGTGCTGAAAAGTTTAACAAAGTTGAAGTTATTGAACAGGCAGCAGACTTTACACAATTGGGACTTGATGCTAATGATTTAAAAATAATTGAGATGCAGCTGCCACAATTACGCTCAATATGTAGAGCCTTAAACGTGCCTAGTATGTTGTTTGGAGATTATGAGAGCAATACATTTGCCAACTATAAAGAGGCTAGAAAATCAATGTACACAGAGGCAATCATTCCTCAGAGTAAAATGTTTATTAACCAATACGAAAAGAAGCTACTAAACAAGATTAACAACTTAACAGGGCAAAGGTATTGGTTAAAGATAGCTATTGAAGAAATAGAGGCTTTAAATAAAACGCCACTGGATTTATTTAAGGAGTTACCCAATAATATTAGTGCTGCGTTGCTTACTGATTTAACACCTGAAGAAAGAAAACAATTAATATTAACATTAGGATTAAATGGCAAAGGATAAACCAACAACAACAAAGGATTTAAGCGAATTAAAAAAGCTATTGGAGGCTAAAAAAAAGGCAATTAATGACAATAAAATAGTTAAGAAATGAACAGAGAGGAAACAATTAAAAGCATTTGCAAAGATAAATTAGAGATAATAAGCTTAAAAAAGGCTTCTGTAAAGTTTCAAGACTCTTTGCCTATTGATGTTTTAGCTCAAAAGGATGAAACAATTAAACGACCTTATGATAGTAATTTACCACTTGATACGGACACTACTATTTACAGGACTATAATTGCGAATACCTACAACTATATGGACAGCCACGGAGATGTACATTTGAATGGGTTGTTTTCCAAGTCGTTACAAGAAACTAAAAAAATATTCTTTTTGCACGATCATAAATTCGAAGTTACAGCGCAAATAGGAACGACAATGAAAGCATACGAGCAGGATGGTAGGTTTTTATACTTCGGGTATAATTCGCCTTTAGACACGCAGGCTTTACTTTTGGATGTATCTATTGACAAGGCTATGAATGAGCTTGTATTTAATCAATACAAAGACCAACAAATAAATCAACACAGCGTAGGTATGTATTACGTTAAGGTTGATTTAGCAGCAGATAATAAACAAGATATTGCAGCTTATGAGCTTTACCATAGATTGCTGCCAAGTATCGCCAACGCTGATGAGGTTAGCAAACAAGGGTATTTCTTCGCTGTTAGTGAGGCTAAACTAAAGGAAGTAAGTGCTGTTTTAATGGGCTCAAATCCTTTAACTGGTGTTTTTGATAACAATAAAAGCCTAGTTTCTGACGACCAAATAAAAAAAATGTTCGATTATTTAGCAAAAAATGTCGATAATAAGGAAATTATTTCTAAACTTTGCAAACAGTATATTGACACTTATAGCGAAGAGCCGTCTAAAGACACTCTAAAAACTATCAAGCCGTCACCATTTACACTAATTAAATAAATTTAAAAACTTAAAAATTAAACAAAATGTTCCAATTTACATCAAAATCAACATTTACCGATTATTTGACATTCAAAAAAGTAGATAAATTTGAAGAAAAATCAATCGAAGACCAAGCAGGATTATACAATGAGTTCAACGCTGGTTTAAAATCTGCAATCGAATCTGCTGAAGCTAATAAAGTTTCTAAAGATGAAATTGACGCTTTGAAAAAAGAGTTTAGCGAAAATATGACTAAACAATTTGTAGCGTTGCAAGAAGTATTAAACAAACAAGGTATTTACTTGAAAAAAATCACTGAAAAAGAAGCTAATGAGGTTGCACCAATTGAAAAAGCTTTAGCAGAAAACAAAGATGCTATTGCTAAATTAAGAAACTCTAGCTCATCTTCTGACAATGTTAAGTTTACTGTAAAAGCTGTTGGTGATATGTCTATCACAAACAACACAACAGGACAAATCCCACAAGCATTTAGAAGCCCTATTATTGGAGATGTTAAAGAAAGAATGGTTAGATTAATGGATTTAATCACTATTGGCTCTATTTCATCTAACTTAAAGGAGTGGGTTTACGTTGCTAACGAAGAAGGTGCTGCTGGATCAACTGAAGAAGGAGCATTAAAAAATCAAATTGATTTTGATTTATTAGTAGGCTCTCAAAAAGTAGAGAAAATTACAGCTTTCATTACTGTAACTGACGAAATGTTGGAAGATGTTGAAGGAATCCAAACATTAATCAACAATAAATTAGCTACTAAATTAAATTTAGTATTAGAAAGCCAAGTTTATGGTGGGTCTGGTGTTTCTCCAATATTGAACGGTATAAAAACTGTTGCAACTACATTTGCTGCTGGCTCATTCGCTGCAACAATTGACAATGCAAACGAAGTTGATGTTTTAGCAGTAGCTCAAAATATGATTGAGGTTGCTAATCAAACAATGCCAACTGCTATCTTGATGAATCCAACAGACGTAACTAAATTATTAGTAACTAAAGTTAGTTCAACTGATAAACGTTATGTTGAAAGATTGCAAATGATTGCAGGAACGTTATCATTTGACGGTGTTCCTGTTGTTAAAACTACTTTAGTAACAGCAGGGGAGTTCTTAATGGGTGACTTTACAAAAGCATCATTAGACTTCAAAAAAGGAGTTACTATCGAGATAGGTTACAACGCTGACAACTTCGTGAAAAACTACAAAACAATTAGAGGTGAATTAAGAGCGGTTTGTTCAGTAGAGCACAACGAAAGAACAGCATTTGTTAAAGGTGTGTTTGCAACTGCTAAAGCTGCTTTAGAAACTACCTAATAAATAGTTTGGTTTATAACAATTAAGGGGCTAGGTTTATACTTAGCCCTTTTTTTGTATCTTTGATTTATGTTAGTATTTATTATATCCATTTACAAGCGTCCTGAATTAACTAAGATAGTTTTGGACTATTACAGAAAGTTAAACAAGATATATCCTTTTAAAATCGTTATTGCGGGAAGTGAGGGCGAAAGCTCTAAAAAGTTAGCTAAGGGATTTGACTATATCGAAGTCCCTAACTTTCCTTTAACAGATAAAAACAATTTTATGATGCAAAGGGCAAAGGTACATAATCCAGATGCGGTTGTTTTGCTTGGCTCAGATGACTTTATTTGTGAAAACGTAATAAAGTATTATTATTCACTAATAGAGGCTAAAGAAACTGAAGTAGTAGGATTTTACGACCTTTATTTTTATTCGACACAGCACGAGTATTTAAGTCATTACGATTGCGGTGAAAAGTCATTCGGGGCGGGTAGATACTTTCCTAAAAGCGTTTTAGAGCTAATTAATTACAAAGGTTGGAAGGGTGATTTAAATAAAGGCTTAGACGGTAACAATATGAGGATATTAGAGCAAAGAGGGGTTAAACATAGAGTTGTTGAATTGGCTGACATTGATGGGCTGCTAGTTGATGTTAAGCACAATTTTAATATATCTAACAAAAACATTACATTTGTAGGAAAACAAGTAAATAAGCAAATTATGGCACGTAAAAAAATACCAGTTGATAAAATCGACGCTTTACCGATTGAAAAAACAGTAGTAAATCAGCCTAAAGAGGTTAGCGGATTTGATTATAACAAAGTTTATACATTTATCCCTAATGGAAAAAGTAAGCATTTAGGTTTAGAGCCTATAAAAATTACAGGTTTTGAGGCTGAATTGTTTATAAAAAAAGGCTACGGAGATGTTAAAACTAACGATTAACGAGAGTAAAAGAACGTTAAAGGATGAATTTATAGACGTTAAACTCTTTGAATTAAAGGCAGCTTATCA